TTACGCACCAAGACGCTTTTTAATTTCGTTCTTCTGGCTGGTTAAAAGGGATTTTTGCAGCTCAGTGATCCCATCCGTTTTAAGCATCTCATCCAGATCAGATATCATTTTGTTGTATCCGATTTTCAATGCTTCGCTTCTCAAGAAATCCTGCTCTTGCACTTGCTCAGTTTGTTGACCTTTCGCCATGTTAACAACCTCCTTATACTCCAGTACCGATACCAACAAGGATTTTCAATAATAACGGGCTTAACTGCACCAGGATATAACCTATGGCCGCATTACGCAGCATATCCATCCCTTTATCCCTGGAGCCAATCATGATGAATAAACAACCACCGGCAATCATGACACCTGCTATGGGATAAGCGAGGGAAGTAATTAATTGTATCAGCGGATCAAACGCTTTAAGTATAAGGGCTGCTGTTCCTGCTCCAACTGCCGCTCCTGCAGGTATGGAAGCAGGTGCAGCGAAAACATGCGGACCGACGAATAAACCAGTTGTAACAGGCACAGTTAAACCCGTAGCAGTCTTCACCCAACGTTCGATACGTTCCTTCGTTATCCGTTCTCTAATCCGATCCATGAAAGTTTCATTGTGTTTACCGGACATAAACTCTGCAATCGTGAATGTCTTTCTCATGTCATCACGTCCTTATTTGATTTCATCCCAAGTATGAATAACCGTTTCAAGTCCTACGCAAGCATCCGTCAGATTCTTTCTACGAGCCTCCGAAGTACACACCCAAAAAATTCTTGGAAAATAACCAAATTGCTTTTGAAATACACCAAGATCTTTCAGCTTCTTATACTTCTCAATCTTCTGCACGTTCTTTGTCATGGATTGCGTGTTGTCGATCTCCACCAGGTAGCGTGTGGAATTGCATTGCATGATGGCATCACACACAATAGTGATCTCACCAGTTTTAATCCGCTGCTCTGTATCGAATGATTCCGGTCTGCGCTTAATGTAAAGGTCATTCCTCATTAGGTAATGATCGACTTCGGCTAGTTTCTGACGTACTGTATCTGACCCAATGTACTCGCGTCCTGCTTTGTTAAGGTAATACACGTTCTCACGATCACGGAAGCAGCCTAGATAATCGCTCATGCTTTCAATGACTCTACGTGCGTTTCTTTGGCCTCCTAAATGGTGTAACGTTCCTATCTGTGACGTTGTTAGGTAATCCAGCAGCTTCAATGACGAGAGTATCCTCTCTGTCCGTTCCGGTCGTTTGCTTGGCATCCTCATGCTCCTTTCTAGCTTTGATGATGATATGAGGACCTATTTTTTTCTCTATAAAATCATTCGTAATAAATGGTGTTTGAACAGTAATTTTACGATCTGTCTTGTAAATCCCACGACCTTTAATTCCAAGTGGAAGTGATTCTGCTCCTGCTTCGTCTAATACGACTCTTGAGGCCGCTTCTGTATCAAGAAGGAAGCACATCTTAGATACACTGTTTTGTTTTATTTGTCTGGGCAAAATATCTCCAACAGGATACTGAGTTGCAAACACTAAGCGATATCCAAGACCGCCACCCATTCTTGCAATCTCTGACAGAATACGTTCACATTCCTGTTTCTTTGCTTTATCTTCTGATTTATCCGGTGCCAACTCTGCGGCTTCATCCACTACTATAAAATCACGATACCGCGCACCAGCTTCTGTAATGTCCTCATAGCCCTTTCGTTTATACTCCACTTGTCTAGACTTCATATCTCTTTCTAAAGCCTGTAGCATAGCAACTGACTCCTCTACATTTGAAGCCACTCCCACAACTTGCTTACAGTTTATGAAACGGTTCATAGCTAAACCTCCTTTCAAATCCAGAAGGTAAAATCTAACGTTATCACTTTGCGTGTGTATGAGAGTGGTTATGATGTTTTTTAAGAATACTGATTTACCATATCGCTGCGTACCAGCTACAATCATGTGCTGCAGCTTATCGAAGTCATGAAAGATCTTACCTTCCCTGGCTTCGCCCATAGGTACGTTCCATCCCTTACATTCACTGAGAAGGTCATCGTTAAACTCGACAACTTCCTTCGTTGGTTCGTTGTAAACCTTCACCAGTAATGTACCATCATAGCTCAAAGATATTTCCTTACGCCTATGTTTACCCTTTAACTTACTGATCTCTCGAGAAATGTCTTTCATCTCAATCTTTCCGGTGCGCAGGTTACTCCATATACCAAGTAAATCCTTAACCGAGAATTCCCAAAGTGATTTGCGGTTGTTAAGGCCATCTTCGAAAACATGCTTCTTTGCTTCGTAATCCTTGAACGATCTGCCGAGAGGGATACGATAGCAATATTCCACGCCCCACGTATGCTTTTTCTTTCTGAGTAATTGAATTGTTTGCTTTTGTCCATCTTCCATGAGGTTCAAACCTGCGTTGTTTGCGATTCGTGCGATCTTCTTTCCTTCTGATAAAGTTAGTTTTTCTTTTTGAGTGTAGCCAAGCACACCCGTCATTGCAGTTACACCGAGAATTGTTAGGATCATACGCCACCTCCATTCTTACTATCTTTATAAGATAGTTAGCTTTTCGGGGAATCTTCCGAATTAGCAGGAAACCGCTAAAGTATGCGATTCCTATGATTCCGAATCCCGTTCCCTGTGAGACTGTTCCGCGGTTCATACTTAATCGTATTGTCGAACAAGCTCGTTTTATGCCAGTTTGCTTAAAATATTTTTCGTTAACTTCGAAATTTTAGAGGGATTCTTGTCCTTTTTGGCGAATATATATAGAGAGGTGATCAAGGTGAAATTACGCTGCAGATTAAAAGCTGTGCTTGCTGATATAGGTATGAGTCATACGGAGTTCGCGGAGAAGATGGGAGTAAGTCAATCCACTGTGAGTGCGTGGAATAAAGGATCCTTACCTACGTTGGATAAGGTTTATATGATCGAGGAAGTTACAGGAACGGATTTGAGGAAGATATGGGTGAAGGAGGAATAACGATGAAGCTTATTTTTCTTGATATAGATGGAGTTATGAACCATAGGAAGCATTTTGTGCGGAGTAGGCTTCATGAAGGTCAAGAATTTTGTCCAATTGCAGTTCGAAATCTTCGTGAGATTATTAAGCGAACAGGAGCTAAAATAGTCGTTTCATCAACTTGGCGAAAGATGGGGGCGACACGTATGAAAGCGATACTACGCAGCTATGACATGCATCAATACTTTTACGGATTGACACCTGTTATTGATGAAGTTATACGCGGATTAGAAATACAACAATTCTTGGATGGTTGCAATGATGAAATAGAATCATTTGTCATACTTGACGATGATGATGACATGGGCGATTTGATTAATCTATTAGTGCATACAAGTAACATTGACGGACTGAATGATGATAAACGTGAGGAAGCAGTTAAAATACTTGTGAAGGAGAAATAATATGAGTCTTTTAGAACAGATCATGGAGGACGTTTGGAACACGGAGAATGCAGCCAATAAGAAAATGTACGTTGGTCATGCCAAAGAAGTACGTATACACCCGAAACATTATTTTGAACTCATGACTGATCCGAAGATATTTTCGTATGTTAGAGATCCAAGGGAAGCAACGATTATGGGTATACCAGTTGTTCGTGATGAAAAAGTGGATAAATGGAAAGTTGTTATGTAAACGCAAAAAGGCCCCCTCAGAAGAGGAGGCTTTTATTATTATAGGAGTCCGCGTTCTTTCATGAATGGACTGAGATCGAGAAGAACCGCTTTCGCCCATGCTTTCTGACCCTCTGTAGCTTCTTTACCATCTGACATTTTACCATTAAGCATATTGGCCATGTAGAGAATTTGATTGGCTATGGTGAACGCTGTAGCCTTTGCGAACTCATCGCTCTTTGCGTACTCCATTTGGTTCTGAATCGTCTTGATGTCATTGCGGATTCGTGACATGTCTGTAGAAGGGCAAGACGTGTTATTATCCGGGTATTCATTGTGACCCAATATATTCTCCGGTGGTATCTTAAAGATGTCCATAACGGTCAATATAGCCGCGTATAGGTTGTTACGTTCTACATCGCTCATAGGACGTTTGGTGAGATCGGCTGAAACGCTAATTCCGATCGTGTAATGATTGTTGGATGAAGTGTGATAACTGAACGTCAGAAGATCATTCGTCTGAAATAACTGATCGCCTTTAATGACGATATGATACCCAATGTGTCCCCATTTCAACGTGTTTACGTGATAGTCTGCGTACCCTTGAATCGTGCCGCCTTCCACCCCTGAGTGATGCACAGAGATATGAGTAATTTGCGCAGCTGTGCGGATTTGTTCAGGATCAGGAAAGCGACTGGGTAATGTGTCAGTGATATCTTGTATCGGGTTTACCTTAAACGGAAGACCCTGTATCAGTTGGATATTTCGCATTTGCATCCTCCTTCTTATGACGGTTTAACCATGCAACAACAGCTGGCACAACGTAAGTAATGATGATATCTGCCGCGGTATCTGCCCATACTACATCAAACTTGAAGCCATACTTTAAAGCCACTTGACCGAGAATATAAGCAATCACACCGCTGAGCCATACTTTATTTATTGGCATCTTTCTTTCCCCCTTTGGACGTTTGGCCTTGCGTGATAATAAAAAGAATCTCCCGAAGTTCGGAAGACCCCTGTTCAAGCTGTTTTGTTGTCCAGACCATTCCGCACCAACCTTCTGCATGATGGCATCAATTTTCAATTCCAATCGTTCATTACTCTCTTTGAATTGCATATTCTTTTTCAGCTTACTCCACAGGATTAGCGCGGTAAGGATCGCTCCCCAGCTGATGCCGTGTGTGTGTAGGTCTTTGATGAATGAAAGGATATCATCAAGACTCGTCATGATGAGGGACATAAGAAGCTCCCCTCTCATATGTGAACTGGTTTGCGTATGCCTCACCCATCACGATAAATAAATTCCTATACGTGTGACTTTGTTCCTTTGGGCAGTGTTCAAACATACAATAGTCCACAAGCAATTCAAATCGCATAGGACATCACTCCCTTGTAGTATAATGGTGAAGAGGTGATTTATATGGAATGGTTAAAAGAAGAAGCCGTAACTGCTTACGGCCTCGTTATTGTGTTTGGTGTTCTGTTTGCTGGTGCAATCATTGGGCAATTCTTCGGCGGTATTGGTGACAAACTGTTTGGCAAGAATGATAAGAAAGATTAACGTGCTTTTTTGATATCGCTCAATGTACGAGGCTTTTCACCTGTTTGTTGCTGAATGTATAACATCAAATCCTGCAACTTTTTAAGCTCGTCTAACTTCTCATAGTAGGCGTATTTTTGTGTATCAAAATCTTTGGTCAATGATGAAATGCCCAACGATGGTAAACGGTTCAATGTATCCTGATCCTTACTCTCAGGCTTTTGCAGGAATCCACTCAAGCCCCTACCGATCTGCCCCGTTGCCTGTTCGAGCGCATATGCAGTCTTTGCGTCGATACCAAAACCTTTATCAGTAAACGGTATTTGATACTTCTTCTCTTGACCTGCAAACTTCTCGATAGGCTTTTTAAGGAACGTATTGTAATTCAATGCAAGTTCAGCAGGTGTTTTAAGTAATGTCGAAACAGAATCAACCAGCGTTTTACCTGGTCTGGACAGCTTCGCCAAGTCTCCAAGAGGTAAGTTAAGCCCTAACATCTTACCTTTACCATTTGCGCCACTAACCGGAATTGCAAAGCTTTCTTTCATGTAATCGGGAATGTTATCGTCATTCAAGCCGACAACTTCCTGAGCGTTAACACGGGCCTTATTCAAGTACTCATACTTACGCGGATCATTGATAACCTGTTTGATTTGAAATGGAATGTTGTTTCTCATCCACCGATAAAACGGGATAACACGGGAGACAACATTTTTTTCAAATGGTGTCGTTTTGGAATAATCGAATTGAACCTCGCGAACCTTCTCCGCTGCTTTCTTATACAATTCATCTGTATTGTCTCCGAACTTGGAAGCGTTCTTTTCAACAAACCATTTGAACAGACCAAACCTATTAGCCTGATCGAAGTAATTCCCGACTTCCTGAGAAGTTTGGAAAGCATTCACAGGGTTTAAACGCTGCGTGATCTGTCCCTTTGTATCCTTGCTCAAGTTTTTAACCGTTCTTTCAATTGCTTTCTCTGGCTCTTCCCCGAATTTAGCAAACTCCACCTTAGACAATGCAGAAGATGAAAGCCCTTGCTTGCGGTACGCCGTGAATAGTTCCGACTCTTTACCTCGTACAGCTTGCGTCACTTCTTGGAATCCATCTTTCGTGTACTTCACCAAATCAACTGGATTCATACCGCCCACATAGTTATTGAACATAGCCCCAGCGTGGTTCCTTGCGTGGTACCCAAGAGAGAATAACGCTCCACGCTTCCAGAGACTTTGTAACGTGTCGTAGGCTTTCAAGAATCCTTTTGTACCTTCGTCCGTGTTAATCTGCTGATAACGGTCTAGGACTTGTTTAGCAGCCTTTGTGACTTTATACTGACCACCTATTTGTTTAGTGGCGACACCATCCAATATGTCCCCAGATTCTTTGAGGAATGTATAATTATTGGAGTCAATGACAACTTCGTTTTTACCTACATTCATTCCCTTTTGAAAAGGAACCGCAAAGTCTTTATTCTCAAGAACTTGTTTACGTAAACTCACCGCATGGATATAATCAATCAAACGTTTCTGTCCGACTGCTTGCGCTTTATATGCGTTATCTTCAAACTTTCTTCTACGTGTGGCATCAAGATCAAAATTTCTTCTTCCAGTAGCAGCAACTTTCTCGTTAATATCTTCCACGCTGCCCGTGTACTGACGTTGGTTTAAGATGCTTTTGTTTGGTTGATTCGTTCCCGTGAAGTTGCCCTTTGCATCTTGAGCCTTTTTGAATAGTCGTTCTTCTTCGGAAAGGATATGGTACATATGTCCTTCAAGTTCGGGTATTTCAATCCCAACTTTACGGGCTTCTTCAACAATCTCTTTGTTCTGTGCAACTATTTGTTTAGCAGCTTGTTCGATTTTCGGATCCGTTGACAATTCACGAACTGGACGTTGAAGTTCTTTTTGAATCATAACGGGATTCTTTAGTGATTCACGCAGCGCATTAATGCTTGATTCTACATTCTTGATATCATCAATTTTATCTGCCCTAGCTTGTTTGGATGCACCTTTTAAATCGTCTAGCTGGCTTTTTAAGGCTTTCCGTTGGTCCATCAACTCTTTGTATCTTGGATTGTCTGCAATGTCAGCAAAGGCTTTTTCGGAAGCCCTAGCACTATTCAACTTTGGTGCTGATTTACTTATTTCCTTGATGGATGACTTAATTGTGTTCAATCCAGTTTCAAGCTCAACTTTTTTATCGGCAAGGATTTTTAATGCTCCAGACCGCTCCATCTCAGCACGCGCCAAGCTTTCGACCGTTTCATTATCAAGTTTCCGCGGTACTCCCTGCACTTTGCCAAGTGCTTTAAGCAAGTCATCGGCATATTGGAAACCTAATTCGTTTGCAACCTCATCAATTCCTTTGCCACCTTCGCGCACGAAGTTATGAAGTGAGGCTGGTAAGTTCTCGCGTGTTACTCCCTTAATACCGTTTGGAGCTGTTTTTCTAACCTCTTTAATCAATGCAAAATTATCTTCGTGGTTAGCTTTAATCTGTTGTTTATAATTCCTCAGCAGTGATGCCTCGTTCTTACCGAAATTATTTAGCTTGGATTCAATCCTTGCAGCTTCAAGTGAAGCTTCTCTAATGTTTAATTTGGTTTCCTTGCCAACTTGCTTACCCGCTTGTCGTTCCAACCCTGCGTAAAGCTTGCGAATTTCTTCGTCTGTTTTATTTAGACCTGATGAAAATTCACCAATGGCGTTCTGGTACTCTCTTTTCGTTGCGTTAACTTCCTTGCCTATATCCTTTACTTTCCCTTGATGCGTAGTAATTGCATCTTTTAAATCTTGTTTGTTTGTTGTGCGCGTCATGCCATCGGGGAACTCATACCCCTTTACATCTTCAAACTGTCTTAATGGAGCTTCAACCAAACGCCCTGCAGCAACACCCGTATCAAGTCCCCCAGCATCACGCGCTGTTTGACCTAAACGCATCAGGTGATCTTCTTGCATAAACTGTCTGCTATTTTCCGTTTGTTGTGCTGCGTCTCTAAGTGCTGTACTTGTGCCACCACCTAAAGTATCTGTATCGCGGTATCCATTCTTGAACATGTATCCTAGAGCATCTTTAGCATTTGCGAGTGCAGGATCTACACGCAACTCACGGAATGATTTAACCGCAGGAGAAGCGTTTTCCAAAGCCCTATATCCATATTTAACGGGAGCAGTAGCAAGACCGCCGATACCCTTTGCACCCTTTAGTAATAAGCCTCCAGGCACATACGTTAAAGGGTCGAGCGCAATATCTGCACCCAACCCTAAAGCGAACTTACCTATTTTATTTTCTACGCCCATATCCGCTGCAAGATCCGCACCATGAACCTTTTCTTTACCGCTGAAACCTCTCCATAGAGATGTGCCTAAGTCCTCAGTACCTTTAAATCCTGTTTTATCAATCGCATTTTTAATCGCTCCACCTGGACGGCCAAGAAGCTCCAATGTATCGAAGAACCAGTTTTGACCTTGTGGTAGATTAGTACCCTTTTCGAACCAGTTGCGTTGGTCGGAATCTTCCTTTTTGTAGCCTGCGTCTTTTATTCTTGTGTCAGCATTACTGATTTGTTTTTCAATAGAAGTTGTATCGTATGAATCCTCTACACCAAACAATCCAGTACGCTTCTTTCCAGACGTTTGTTTATCAAAGAGTCCCATACTTACCCCCTACTTCCTGATCTGCTACCGGATAATCGTTTTGTTATTTTATCCAATCCCTTTATATTCTGGGTAACTGGATCAGCTTCGTGTTTTGCTTGAGCTGCTGCCGCTTGTTGTCCTAGATATGATTCTACTTGCTTGGATTCAGCCGTAGTCCAACCGTACTGATTTTTTAATTCAGCGATAAATGATTTGATACTTGCTGGATTGGATGCGTCCACGCCTTTGCCAGCTGCTAAACTGTCAATCATGGCTAGGTCGTATTCGTCAATACCGCTGTCCTTCTTGTTCTTTTCGTTCAAAGCATCAAGTTCAGCTTGTTTTCGTTTATTCTCTAATGTGTTTGGATCAACGTCCCTTAATAAAGTTCCTGGTGCCACATCAGGTATACCAGCAGGAGCTATGCCAGTTCTTTCCCAAGCATCATATTTACGCATCAATTCTTTGTCAGCAATGGCCCTTGCTTCTGCGTTGTTTGCCCTTGTGTTATCAGCACCCATATTCGCGATGCTGGCATTCGTTTGACGCGTGGAGTTATCAAGTTGTTTTGTTTGAATGCCTTGGTTAAACGCGGTGTCAGAACGTCCATCCTCATACTCACGCATATTAAGAGGTTTCAATCCTGCAACCTGAGAATAAGCCAATGCTGGGTCATCTTTAGGATCAACGCGAATACCATATTTCTCTGTTAAGTAATTAGCCAAGTCGATGTGATCTTGACGTTTCTGTCTTTCATCTTGCTCAGTCAATCGATCGTTGTTAAAGCCCTGCTGATTTAGGTCATTGGCCTTGCCTAAAATATCAGATTGACGGTTATACGTCGTGTCGTCCTGTCTGTTGTAAGCATTCGCAAGGTCAAACATGTTGCCTAGTTGATTCTGTTCTGCCTGTTGCTGACCTTGGAACCGCTGATACGCTTGGTTATACAGTTGTGGTGCAATGTCTCTCTCTACCTGTCCTAGTTCACGTTGTTGAATCTGATTTTCTGTGGTTAGAGCTTGTTGGCTGTTGCCTATTCCCCTTGATCCTAATCTTACAGTAGCATTATTTCCTGCGGTTTGTGCGTTCATTTGTGCAGACTTCACCGCATCTTGATAAAGTGGGTCAGTGTTGCGGTCATAATTGAACTGCGCTACCGGCTTATTGATGCGATCTTTAAGCTGGGACATAAGACCTGCTGATTCGGCATTCGGTACACTAGCCCTATTTTTGAGTTGATCAAGCTGATCGCGCGTGTCGTAATTATTGAATGCTTGATTGAGTTTATTAGCATCTCCGTATGTGCTTCCATCTGCCTGTGGAGTAGCACCATAGAAGTTTTTACCCTTGAGCATGACGTTACCATTGTTGTACGTGATCTCATCGTCTTTGTACCCTCTACCTTTTAAGTAATCACGGATTCCGATATCTGCCATTGTGCGCCCTCCTTTACAAAATAAAAAGCCCCTTATCTAGGAGGCTTTTGTTTTAATTTTATTTACGTAGTCTTCTAATGCTTTAATGGCTGTTTCCATTTCATTTGCTACCGTTTCAGCAGCGGTGATGCTTACGTCCTGCAGTTCAATTTGTTGCTGGAGGTCTTTCTTCTTCTGGCTGTCTGTTTCTACCGCCAGATCAGATTGCAGTTTAACTTTTTCTTGCTTGTGTTTTCCTGCTCTGTCTTTAGCTTCTGCAATCTTTTCCTGCAGATAAGGATATTGTGCTTCTGTTGATCGGATGTTTTCTAGATCTTCGGGAGTTAAAGTTTCTGCCACAGTCGCCACCTCTTTTTGTTTAAGTTCTACACCCATATTAGGGTCAAACGATACATTCATGTTTAAAGCGTCACCCATAGCACGAACAGGAAGGTAAGAAGTACCCTCTATTACGATTGCAGAAGCTTCCACCTTGCTACCATTAACCGTGACTGGAAAGGCTCCGTCTACCACCTTACCAACCATGCTCACCACTTCTGCACTTGCTCCCACTCCTAGAGACAAACAAAAACCAAACACTGCACCAACTAGATATTTCTTCATCCGAATTACCGCCTTTTTCCTATTTTTATATATGTATATACCATATATACCCAAATAGAAGCAAGCAAAATCAAGAGGTTCGAATACCTTTATAGAATGTTACTGCTTGATTAGTCGGCCCACCTGGTGTTGCAGATACATAGAACGTCCCACTCACTCCACTATTTCCATCCACCTTAAACGATCCGGACGATTGAAGGTTAAGTGGTTCGCCATCAAATGTGCCTAGTGTTGTACCACCTACTGCAGCACGGTTTAAAAAGGCTTTGGTTGTGTTTGCATCCACTAGAACCAGTGTAGGTACAGATCCGCTGTAATTAGGAAGTAAGGAAATATAGGTGTCAGCATCAGCGTAAGCGGCAAACAAATTGTTCGCTGAATTAAACTCAATTCTTGGGTATCCAGTTTCTGATTTTAATGTAACCTTGCCGGCTTCTGTTACTGCAAAATTTGGAGCACCCGTTTTGAAATCCCCTGCCCAAAACCGAATATCATCCGCTACAGTTTTCTCCGTGGACATACCGACTTTCTTATCTTTCGACTGTAGTTCAGTCTTTCCAACGATCCAGCCCCCGAATTCCCTTGCATTGTCAGAACTCAGAAACCCACTCAGTAAGTATGAAAGTTCTTGAACCAATGCACCGACAACCTGTGCTAGTTGCTGTGTGGATGGATTCGGAGGGATCTCGGGTAAGTTTGGTATCGTCATATTAGTGGCATCTCCTCTTGCTCTCTATCCCACTCATAAATTGAAACGGGCCCTAATCCTTCAAACTTCACCCTCAACCAGTTCCCCATAGCTAATGCACCAAGATTAACGGGCATTCTAACGCTCTGCAGTGTCCCTGTAATCGTCTGTACCGTTGTCCAATCACTATCACCGCTTGGTGATTTGCTAACGTATACGGTCAAGCTAGAACCTACAGGAACGTCCACAACCAAATGCATCCGGTACCATCTAATACGTTGATTCATGGAACCTGCACCGAATGGCTTGCTTACCCATTTAAAAGCGATAGCAGCACCGTTATCAGTCGTTCCCGATGGTTTGATAACTTTACCCGTTGAATCTCCCAAGTACAGGTCATTGCCCATCTTAACGCCACACGTTGGACTCCAATCCTTGTACACATTCCAAATCTTAAACTGAGTGTCATAAACTAGAAGCGTATCTGGTGTGGATGCAATCATGGGAATAGCTGCGTATAGGTAACGCCCATCAGACGTGAGGAAACACGTACTAGCAGCCGCTTTGTTCATGTTGTCAATGTAATACTGCACAACCTCACTGAACGTCTTATCGGGCAATGTAGAACCGTAGTATTGATATAGGCCAGTATCATCCAAGATGTACATCACACCTTGAATTGTTACCGCGCATTTATTGTTAATGACTCCGATTTCACGAGTCACAGTAATTAAGGTATAGTCCGATGGTGCATAGCCCATCAGTTTATGAATAGAGGAAGGTTTAAACACGGTCATAGCGGATAATCCAGCCTTGACACTGTTGATTGTCTCACCGTTTGGCGTTTCCACCGTGATAAACCCTGAGTCAGCATCATCACCGTTGATCGTGGTCCAGTCATCACCTACGCGATAAGCTGTGTATTTTAAGTCATTTCCGACTGCACACCATAACCGATCAGCAAATTGTTCTACATAGTTACCGCCTGCCGGTGCTGTGGCTAAGTTTGATACCGTGGCTCCGTCATATTTCTTGAATGATGTACCATTCGCCATAATAAGATTAATGCCAGCGAATCCACCTTTGAAGTTAGCGAAACTTGCATCTGTCGTCCCAAGCCCTGTGCCGCCTGTAACGCCACTCCACGCACCGCCTGAGTATTTATACCATGTGCCATTTGAAATGGCCTGTAACTCACTGTCTTTCCATGCTCCTAGCCCATTCACAGCAGCAACAAACCCACTTCCGAGCAATGAAAAACCCGACCTAGTAGTTAGCGCCGGGTACTTGGAACTTGTTAAGTTGGTTGCTTCTGTTGCGTATGAATCACCGATGCTGAATGAGTCCAGTTTATTTACACCGCGAAACTCACGTTGAATGGTTGGTTTCTTACTTTTAACGGAAGGCCAGTATTCCATGTGTCACTCCCTTTCGTGGCTTGGGTAGTTACTCGCTACATCATCCCAAGTAACTTTAGGAAAGATTGTTTGCCACCACTTTATTAGCACCGCCACCAGCATCGTTTAGCCCTCCGGATATGTTAAGAGTGAAGTCACAATTGACGATCATGTAGTTATTCGCAGTAGGTAACACGGTTACTCCATATGCTTGCGTATTAGTTCTGCCCGAAGATTGACCAGAACGAACATTTCGGATCTTGAATTTATTAACGTTTGCCCCCACTTTAATTCCGTTGTTCGAACCAGAGGAATTTTTAGAATTGCCAGCGAACGTGCCACCGTTGACTTCTACGTTAATTCCACCGTTGATTAATAACCCTTCGAACTGGTTATCTAAACATCTTAGACCGATTAATTCAATGCCGTCTATAGTTCCCGTGCTGCCTACAACAAACCCGTTAGAACCATTGGTAGAACCCCAACAATTAACGAATGAAGCGGAATTAATCACACCTGAACCTGATGGGTTTAAGTGGATCCCATTCCCTGTGCAAGTATCGCCTAGTACGTTGGTGAACCACGACCACATTACAGTCTGACCTGTAGTAGGACGGATAATGATACCGTCATTTTTAGCAGTTCGGAAATCTATATTGGTGAAGAAATTCCCACCACCTGATAGAAGGTCAAGTCCATACGTTCCAGTCGCTGCTCCACAGTCTACCGTGACATCGGTTATCCAAATTCCACCGCCTAAATCACCAGCGTCAATTTGAAACGCTGAACCGTCTTGGGAAACATCGATTACGTTTAATTTTGAACAGTAGATATCAAAACAACTCACACCGAAGTATATTCCATACTTGTGTTTTTTAATTTGAACCCTGTCTATTATGCTTCTGTGGACATTAATGCAGTTAATAGCCCTTCCCGTTGTTTGGGTATTAGCGTCAATTGTTAGGTCGCATATCGTTATTTGGACTTTTAACCAGGAATCATTGAGGTTTAAAGCGTCCGTTGTACCATAATTTTTAATTACAGTAGCACCAATGCCAGCACCTTTGATTTGAATGTTATTTCCAAATACTCGAATCGGTGAAGTGATTTTATAAGTACCTTTAGGAAAGTATACAATTCCACCACCACCGTTATTAACTATGTCTACGGCTGTTTGAATTGCTGTTGTGTCATCTGTTACACCATCACCTAAAACACCGTTATCTTTAACATTAATCACTAACTGAGTAGGCATATCGCCCCACTGCACTATTGTTCCGCCGTAACCTACGAAAACCGCATTATCACCAACAAAGTTTATTGTACTTGTATTAGCTAGTGACGTGACTTTGTACGATCCTGGAGGAAAGTAAACCAACGTTGCATTGTTAGAGATGGCCGTATCAATGGCATCTTGCACCGCTTGAGTATCATCGTATACGCCATCACCCTTAGCTCCAAACACCTTCACATTGTAGAGGACTTGCCCCCAGTTCTTTTTGTTAATGCTACCGTTTAGAATCTGCTGTGCGATTAATTCAGATGCATCACTCATCTATCTGGCACCAACCTTCCGTACACGTTCTGAATAGAATAGTCTTGCGTTGCTTGCTTAGACATGTTAAAGGACTTCAACGAGGCTTTATACTGGGTGAAGAACCCATTGGCCGTATCGAAGTCCTTATAGTTCTCTGCAATGATCTTGCAAGCGTAGTACACTAACATCATGTGAAAGTCCGGATCGAAGTCGGGAATATTCGCAACACTCGTTAGTATTTGCGGTACTTTGTACCTCGTTATCATGAGTCCATCAGTAATGTCCGTTGTAGGCGTAGGATATAGCCCTAGAACGCTGTCACCTACAAACCAGTAGAACTGATTGGAGCTAGGAGAAACCCCTTTTACGTTGGCTTCTGTGTACTCTACACCGTTTACCGTTACGTCAATTACTTTTGTGTTGGAGTAGCCCAAGATGTAAAACTCCGAATCATTCACGATGTCCATCACATCAATGACTACAGGCTTATAAATGGTGCGAAATAGCTCCTTTTGGATCTCGTCAAGCTTTCGCATCACGCTTGCGTCTGATAGTCCATGAGGGTATTTTTCTTGGATTTCATCCAGGATTTGTTGAACGTTCATGGGTTGCCTCCTCCTATAGCTTCTCTATGAAGTCCCCAACTTTTGGTGCCATTTTTATATGACCATAGTCGTTCGGATGTGTTCCGTCTGCACTTACATAGAAGTTTGTTTTTTGTGCTGCGATATAAGGACTAAACCCAAGTGATGTGTACCAATCTAGAACGGGAATGGAGTAATAGTTCCCTAACGCGACAATGGCATCACAAAATTGGCGAAGTGTAAATCCTGCTAAATTGGCAGTATTTCCGTTTACCGTATCATTACGCTGAATTGGAGTGATAAGACCTATAGAAGTGTAAGGAAACCTAGCTTGTAGATACTCAATCGTTTTTCTGTACCTCGCATAAAATGAAGTCCCAGAAGCAGGATCATCCGTTATAGCCCCGATTGCTAAATTGAAACCATGATCGTTTGTTCCTGCCATGATCGTAATAAGATCAGGAGCATTCGCCGTTGGTGGCATGTTCACAACTTTGTTATCGTAAACATTACCGATGGTGTATCCGCCAACCGATTCATTTTGAACATTGATTCGTCTTTCCCTACCTAACAGATAAGAATAAGATTTGTTTGCATAGAAATTCCCTGTACCCAAACCATCGCCCCAACCTGTAGAAATACTATCACCCAGTACCCACCAAGTTTTTTCATACCACTTGGACCGGTACAGACCTTGTACGGGTTGTAATGCAATTTCTTTTTGTGTGTACGGTACATAATCCGCATAAAAGAACAAACTCTCCATAACCATAAGGACATTTGAAACGGCTGTACTTGCGATATAAACACGTAGGAAAGCAGCATTTGCAGGGGCTTTTGCTTTTGTATTAGATCCACCTGAAATAAACACGTCCGAAGCATCATAAAAACTATACTGTGTAGCGATACCGTCACCTTTAGCAAACGTGTAATTATATCCGGGCTTACATGGTATTGGATGTGTTTCATTACCGCTTGCTTGAACGGCCCCCGTACTAGAATTGTGAGAACTTCCTACAACCATTCGCGTCTTGTCGTACAAATTTTCAGTTGTTCTATCTACCGCAGTAGGATTCGAACCTGAAGCAATAGGGGAACCATTGTAAGTAGGTTGACCACCACTTTCACCAAACTTCAATAAAGTTGTTTCGTTTGGTAAAGATGATCCTCCGCCGCCGACGATTGGTTTAGTCCACATTCCGTATACCTCCTTTCTAGTTTATTGCTAATAAATCCGTACTTACTTGCGTCAATTCAGAACCAGATAAAACACGGTTATAGATAAGTAATGCATGGTCTACCTTCTGACCGCTACACAGATTAATTCCATCGAATTTCATGTGATTAGTTAAAACGACAGATTTATTAAGAGTGCCGTTCAGAAACAAAGATACGGTTTTTGTTGTGCTGTCGTAAGTGACTTCAAAAACAACAGGAGATCCTCCAGGTGTCACAGTTGAAGCGGCGGTAGTAGAGTCATCCCTTACAATAGTGGTAGTTGCCGATGAACTATCTCGAACCAAAAGTTTCGGGTGAATGTTTGTCGCCCCTACGTTCGCTATTGAAATTTGAAATCTTCCGACTGTGTTTGCTTGAACTCCATCAATGTGAATGCCTTGATTGTCTTTTGAAGTGGCAAAGAAGTTTGTTGAATAATTAGCAGCATTCAACGATGCCTTCATTACTACCGTGAATGAGCTTCCAACAGACATACCTAGATTAGCCACTGTGGTATTATTTGCATAACCCGCTCCCGTAGCGGTGTCGGTTGCTCCCGCGTGTTTAAGTCCAGCAGTTACAAAACCCTCTGAGCCGTCACTCTTAAAGTTTGTGAGCGTGAGTGGCATAGCCCCCGAAGCATCCGATACCGTACCTGTGTACCCACTCCCGCCCCTAAGATCATAACTATGAACCATTCCACTTGTTACCGATGTTAATCCTGTTAGGGCTGCCGTTGTCGCTGTCGTTGTCGTCGAAGTCGATCGGTTATTCGCCGCATCAATCGCGACAATTCGGAAAGTATAGGCTGTATTAGCAGTCAAGCCGACCACAGTGTACGTGTTAGATGCCGCATTAATTACGGCGCTCGCTACCGTGAAATTAGTTCCGTTTGTAGAATAAGCGGCTTCTTGAACTGATACATCACCGCTTGAAGAAATAGTCCAAGACAATGGAACACTATTACTCGTCGGTGTTCCTGCTGTTAATGCTGTTACAGGGTTTGGTGCTGTGGTGTCAGAGAGATTGATTGTGTAAGTTGCCGTTTGTACAGTACCGCTGTTACCTGCTGAATCTTTACCGAAGTATTTAAGTGTTGTTGTGGCATTAACTGCAATAGGTGCGCTGTATGGCGTGCTACTCGTTGTTGGCGTGCTTCCATCAGTTGTATAGTAAATTGTAGCCGTTTCATTAGCTGACAATGTGACACTTTGAACAGTTGTAAATGTACCTGCTGCCGGGCTTGCTGTTACCGTTGGAGCTGTCGTATCAGCTGCAGTAATTGTATACGCTTGTGTCTGAACTGTACTCGCATTACCTGCCGTATCTTTGGCGAAGTATTTCAATGTTGAAGTTGAACTTATGCTCAGTGCAGTACTGTATACGTTACTACTTGCCGTTGGTGTAGATCCATCCAATGTGTAATAGATGGTTGCTGTCTCGTTTGCACTCAGAGTTACAGATTGCGTGCTTGCATAAGTTCCTGCACTAGGGTTTGCCGATACTGTCGGTGCTGTGGTGTCAGGTGGCGTAGATCCTCCGTTCCAATAGTACCAACTATTTTCCGCTGTAACCCATACAGGAGCAGTATTCCCACTAGGAAATGCGGCTTGTAAATCGGCAAGTGTTGAATAAACTAGTACACCAGTTCCATCTACACCTTTATCCCCTTTGTCACCTTTCGGACCGGTTGGCCCCTCCACTATTTTTGTCGAGTTCATCTGCTGCATAATACGTCGAGTGGTTTCGTTCATTTCAACCCCTCCTTATACAAAAAAAATAGGAGAAGCACTAAGCCCCTCCTATCATCTGCTACTCGTCTGTTTTCGGTTTTCTTGTACGTTTAGTTGGTTCCTCCACTAGCTTAAAGCCACCAACCACGAACGCTGCGGCCTGAACATCGTCCCTTGCTTCAAGCTCCACACCGTCCTCGTTACGATAGACTTGTGGATACTCCATTTATTACACCTCTAACCATGCGTAAACGCCTTTTTTCTTCGCGTCTAACACGAATGAATCATAATAAATTCTGCCTTCTACGAGCTGGCCATTGATCCCGGGAGGATTTGTATGGATCTTGTAGTCCTGCAACTTCTTAGGCGCTACCATTGCACTCTTATGCGTCAAGATAAACGGAGTTTTAGTCGCAAAGTACGTTGAAGGAGCTTTAATGATTGGAACTCCATCAATTTCGCCCACTTGGCCAGTGAATTTCTTCTCTTGTGCAATTTCGTTCGCACTCATGAAAGTAGGATCAAGTTTGAGGAAGTTGTAGTATGTTGGTGTACAGAACACTACGCGTCCACCTTGAGGAACTTTATTCTCGTCTAGGTATGCGTTAGCAGTCAAGAAGGAAGTATAAGCGTTAGAGGCTGTGATGTTTGCTGCTGTTGGACGTCCACCGTTAGCCGCTGCCGCTGTTACTAATGTAGCCAAACGGTAAGTATCAATCTCAGGGATGATTACTTCGTTAATTTGACGAGACAACGCTTTTCCTGCATCACGTACGTTCATGGAGTCAATTTTATCACCAGCATCAATAACGAATGTAAATGCGCGGTCACGCGTCAATGTGTACGTTGCCAATGTATCGCCAAGGTCAGCGGCTGTACCGTAACGAGCAAGACCAGTACGTGTGTAGGTATTCATTGCTACAGTTGGAATGGAATATACTTTAATCGAGTTTACGCCATCCCATTCATAATCTTGGTTTGTTGCTTTCTCTGTGAATGCTGCTTGTGTGAATCGCTCATCTACCTTGCCAGAATATTTTGTCGCTAAGTTAACTGCCATGATTTATGGCCTCCCTTTAATCTGAATTAAAGCCCTCTAGGAAAGGATCTGACGGTTCTTTGGAGTTATTACCATAAGCCGAGACGCTTCCTACAGGTGCTTTCTTTTGGTTTGTTTCGTTCTGCTTACTAACTTTCAAACTGTTTCGAAGCTGTTTAGTGAAATGTTCCATATACGCATATTTCAGCGGCTGCCCATTGTTAGCGGCTTCAATTACCTCTTGAGGCAATGTGTCTGTTTTAGGATCGAACCGGCGTTCATTGACGCTCTCGAAATACTGAAAGAAGTCGTCATACGACTTTTGCTGTTTTGCTTCTTCTTCCTTTGCTTGCTTTTCTTGCTGTCGTTCTTCCCGATCTCGTCTGCTCTCAATCAGTTCCTGAATTACCTCAGGAGGGAGATCCTTGTCTTGATACTTTTTCATCAGGTCTTGCTCTGCTAATGCTTGCTTATACTCAGCTTCATTGGTGATCGGCTTATCATTCCAGGTATAACCCTGTTCAGCGATATAAGTATCTCGTGCTTCTTGCTTCGCACGTTCAACTGCACGCTCGTAATTAAGCCCCTTCTGTGCCAGCAGGATAGCTTCTTCTTCGGGTACTTCCCTTTCCCCTCGATCCACTTTAAGCTTCAACATACGCTGCTGTGGCGTGTCTTCCTTCGTTTCTTCTACAGGCGTTGTAGGCTCACTGGTAGGCTCCTCTACAGACGCTTGCTCTGATTCAAAGTCGGAAGGTTCATGCGTAATCTCATCAGATGCATCATCAACGGGTAGGTCGAATCCATCATCAAGAATCATATCGTCATCCATAGTTAACTCCTTTACCACGGGTAGGCGGTAGACAGTTTAATGACTTGACGGTCAGAATGTAATGCTATTTAAAATTTTTCCATTTCACTTTACATTTACAGTTGTAGTACTTTTCCTTGCAATTTAAGCATGTTGTGTTCATCTAATAATCTCCCAATCTTCGGCTAAAATGTCACCTGTAGATGGAACCCACATTGCATGATCGCCTTGTGCTGTGCGAATCTGTAGGTATGGTTGAACTTTAAACAAGTCACCTTCATTTAATCCCCATGCAGATGCTGTTTGCTTGTTGCATGGAATCCCATCAGGGTAGCCCTTTTGATAAACTGTAAACATTCCTTTGCCATTCCAACCTAAACGAAATGCCTTTTCACCTTGCTTCATCAAATCAAGTGCTTGACCAAATTTCATATTTACCCTCCATTTTTTGAACTCGATCTAATCAGTTCCTTTTGAATATCCACTTGATGCTTCATAACTTGCTGTTGCATCTGCTGTTCTGCTTGCTGCTGTGCCATACCTGACTGCTGCGCTTGTTGGTCAGCGGCTTGCTGTTGTTGCATCTGCATCTGTTGCTCTTGCATTTGCTGTTGCTGTGCCATACGGTCCTGAATCTCTTTGATGAGTTCATCCTTCTTAACGATCATGTTATCCGGAACACGTTCCAAATACTGAATGATATCTAAGTGACCATTGGCAAGAAGGTTATCAAGCGTTTGACCTGCAGCAATCTCTGACCAGTACGACGACTCTCCAACCTCTGCTTTAACGTCAAGCCATGTATGTTTAAGTGAGGCAAAGTCGAAATCCACTACGTTGCCATCATCGAGTAGTACCGGACGTGAACCGTAATAAGTCCCCATCATGTCGAAGATGATCTTTCCAATGTCCTCAATCCACTCATACAGATTGGACTTAGGATTCTCTAGCGGTACTGCTGTTGCTTTCTGCACCGCAATAATGGCTGATGTATTCTTAGGATCAATCTGTCCTAGTGCAGCATCACTCGCGCCTAACATTTCCTTTGTATACTGCATGGCCTGTTCAATCGTGGACATGATCTGACTGCTCATGTTGCCAGGTTCCAGGTAGCCAGCAATGTTCTTCAAGTTGACATCATAACCAACACCAGTGACAGGTATAGCTGAACCAATAGCGTTATCCCATAGCTGGATAGCATCTTGGTTGTAAACCGCTTTAGGGAATGCAGTCATCATAAGATGATACATGACCATGGCAAACATACGGTTGATAAAGATTTGATTCGGCAGGATGCCGGTAGCGATTGCTCTACCGTGGTAGGAATTCTTAGTACGCTCCCAGTTCATCCAAGCCACTGGATAGCCACTCATGCCCGTATCAATGTCTTGGTATATATAAGCCTTTTCTGTGCTCTTGGAGGCCGTTATAGTGGTATACTCTTCCTCTGTCTCAATGCCCATCGCATCCTTGACCTTACGAGTCTTTTTAACCTTGCGGTATACAATGATGTACTCGGCTTTACCCGACTCATCCGACTCCACCTCGATTAGTCCATCTTTACCAGACTGCCATTGATAGGAAGCATCTTCTTTAATGCCATCTGGATCTTGCTTGTATCGCTTGGCTTCTTCTTGCAAGTTCTTAACCATGTCACGGCCACTAACAATGATATAAGGCTGATGTTCTGTGCTGACGTTGTTGGCGTTACCGAAGAACACATTCGTACCATCGACCAACTCCATGCATATCTCACCCTTGATATCAGGTTTCAGGCTGCCGTATGGCTTCTTACTCATATCAAAGTAAAAATGCGCTGCTGCATCCCCTGTGATAGCGGCATCAAACAACGCATCCTTAATGCGAAACTCCATCTTAAACTTCTCAAACAGCAGGTCAGTTTGCTTCTTAGCAATGACTGCTCCAATCGCTTCCTGCTCTCTAGCTGGATCCGGATTATCCTTGGAGAACATCGGCACACTATAATTGATTGTTGACTTCGTTGTGGTTAAGGAAGCAACAAAGAACGTTATAACTCGCTTGATGATGTTAAACACTGGTTTAGGCATATCACTATCAGGCAAGTTTCTCCACTGATTTCCACTAAAAAAATCGAGGTTGGCATTAACTGTCTCGTAATAGTTTGGTTCTAGTCGGTTGTTGTAGTTGATGCCACTTTCGTATAAGGACCAATCCTTTGTTTTATCTGCCACCTACTCGCTCACCTTCTTCCCTTTTAACGCTGTATGCACATCATAGGTCATCAACTGCTCGAAGCCCTGTCGCATTCTCTCAGCCTTCTTCTGTCCTTCTTCATCCGGATGTGCGACTGTAGGACGTTTGGACTTCTTGCCCATCTGATAAGCACAGTAGAACACGCCAAAAAAGGATGCTGAGAGCAGCACCCCTGATAAGAACTCCATATGTTAACCCCATTTCGTAAACGCTGATACGTTCGTTCTACCTGTCATTGCCTTAATCGCCTTCTGTTGCTTCTCATGCGGTGTGGGATTGTCAGGGTCGCTCACATGCTTCTTATGCTCCTTGAACTGCATAGCCTCGTCATTCATGGCATATCTCACCATATCGATAGCATGATTGTTCTTATCCGGATAGCCAGCTTTAAAGTTGCCATGTGCATCCTTCTCTAACTCATAGGTAAGGAACTCCCTAGCAGTCTCAGGACACCGTTGATCATCAATGATAATCTCGTTCAAGTCCTGCAAGAACTTAACACCATACTCGATGCTATCAGGACCCTTCTTCGCTGCTCTCATCCTTAAACCATATTGTCTAAGCTCATGTATTGACTTGGGTTCTGCACTATCTGCCGTAACCATTTCATTATTCTTGTTCTCTTCTGCTATATGTGCCCACGCAGATCTATTCGAAAGTCCGACCTTGTACAATTCATGGTAAATGTAGAGCCTTTTGTATTTGCGGTCATAATGCATAACGCCGTAACTAAAGGGATCGATTGCAAAACCGAAGTCAACTCCTCGTCTTATGTTGTGGAACTCTGCTATCTCTGCATCAGTTATAGGCATGATCTTCACATTGTCGAATACCTCGCCACCTGTACCAACTTCTAATCCCAAGTATTCATGCTCATATGACTGCAACTTGCTATCTCTCAGGTACTCAGCTTCTATAATGAACTGATCGCCCAGCCATTCAGCTGGTACCGTCTTATACGTACTATGATGGATTAAACGGTCATTCCTGGTAGCCTTAGCTTCTGCATTCACCCAATTGTTAGATGACCTTGGAGGATTGTATGAATAGAAGCATAAGAACCTCTTACCACCACGCATTAATGATTGGTTGATAGTTCGTATCTCTTCCATGCTGTCAAACTGGTCTAGCTCTTCAAACCATATATATTTAGGATAGCCCTTGATGAACTTAGTGGATTTCAGTTTAATTGGATCGTCAGCACCTTCAAACCGTATCTCTTGGCCTGTTGGCTTGTATGTGATAACCAGATTACTCTTTGGTATATCCCATAGGTGAGATACCTTTAACGCTTCAATGGCCCATGCAATCTGCTTCACAACCGACTTACTCAGCGTATCCTTAACCTTACGAATCACAATGGCATTAGCTGCTGCATCATTCATAATGCCTATGACAACCATAAGCGAGATAAACGATGATTTAGTTGAACCCCTTCCACCTTTGAGGAAGTGATGCGTATACTTCTCTTCAAACACATCATGCACAACGTCATAGAAGCTTGGAGCTACTACGCTGCTAAGTGGTACGTTTAGGTATGTCATTGATGATGTTCACCCCTACTACGCCACTCTGTTCAACCTTATCCGTAAACATGGCAATAGCCTTGCCACCTAACTCATATGCTTTAAGCCTATCCTTCGTTTGCTCATTGACACTCTGAGCGATTTCTTTTAGGTCCCTTAGTATTTCATCAGCTGTCCATTCAACGCGCTCTATACGCTTATTCTGGGCTTCTGCGATGGCTTCTGATATTTGAGGTTTCCTGAGGTTCTCATAACCCATCTCATATGCAGTCTTTTCACTGTAACCAGCTCTTACAGCGGCTGCACCGGCGTTAAAGTCAACCAGATATTCTTTTACAAACATTGCCTGTTTAACTGTTAATGACATAGTGCAGTCACCTCCTTTACATAATAAAAAAGATACCCGAAGGTATCAATTCAATCTCTTTATCTCATACAATCTTATCTCATGCCGGTCTAACATTCTCTGTTGCTCTCTGCTGAATGTCTCTCTCAGCTTCGGAAGCTTCGTATCCTTGTTGATGTAGATCATCCTCGTGTCTTCGTTGGTTGAAGGTTTGCGTGTCCAATCGCTTGGTTCAAACATATCATCACCCCTAGTGCCAGATATACCAACCTATAAGCAATCCAATCACTAAAGGAATTGCTAAGATACCACCAACCCTTAAAATAATACTCCCAACTAACGAATCAGGTACTCCCCACATTCTTTGTTCCCTCCTAGTTCATATTGCACACATCAGCTTACTGAGTTGTCTAATATATCCTAGGAGCTTAGTGTGTTTTCTTTCACAACGAGTAATCCGATTATGATCTCATTCATGACTTCGAACCCATATGTAAGGCCTTCAATTCCACTAACTTGACATTCACAGTATCGTTCAGCGTGTTGATCATGTTTATGTATCGTGTCTCTCTCTCATCGTTGGTTCTTATCACATATACCAGGAGAACCACGAAGAGTGCTGCAAAGATTCCATTCTTTATTACTTTATCCCACCATACTTTATCGATCGTCTTCACCTTCTCCGTAATAGCAATATAACCAGAGTTGATACCAATAAAACAAAAGAGGCGCAAGCATACAAAGGATGTCTAGGAACTCCCTCATATGGTTTGCACTTCCCTTGTTTCCTTATCCTCTCGCGAAGGATGTCCGATCACTGGCGAATGATCTACGTAATTACATTATATCATACTAAAACTGCCATATTTCCTTGTTTTTTGCTCATTTTTCCTTGTTTCCTTGTCGGAATCAACCGATTCATGAACACATTTCCACCATTCAAACATTGCACGATCCCGTTTAGAGCTGTGGTGTGAACGTGATAATAGTGAGATAAACTTATGTTCATCATACCATGCGCCTGTATCGGTTCTCTGCCTTCGAAGTATGCCAGCTTTATAAGTTGTTGTTGCTTCTCATTAAGTGTCGCTAAGGCGCTCTCGATCAGTCTAATGACGTACTCATGCTCTTCTGCATCCCATTGCATGAAGCGAGTGTTATCGTCTAACTCAACATTGAGTAATGCGAATCGTTCAGTCTGACTTACTGCTAATCCGCCACGACCTTTAATGTCGTCGTTGTAAGCTGGCGTACAGGAGGGGTACTGACGTTTCAACTGCTCACGTCTGATGCTCTCTTTGATGTTGGCTAGTCCTACTTGTAGTTTGTGGTAGCTGTATAAGAGCTTCTTAATATCGATAGACATGTGATCCCCTCCAAAACTTTTTTAAAATACATGTTGACATGCGATATCGCACATGGTATATTTATTTCAAGAGATGCGGTGACGCACTCAAAACAAAATAAGAGGAGTTGTTGACCATGAGATTCTTTCACAGTGTCACTACCACAGAAGAAGCAAAGAAAATGTACCGCAAGCTAGCTAAACAGTATCACCCGGATTGCGGTGGCGACAATGAAACAATGGCGCAAATCGTCAACGAGTATGAGGAAGTAATGAAAAAACTCGCTGCTGGTGATGATGAAATCAACGACGGGTACCGCGCTATAATCGATGCAATCATTAACTTCGATGACTTAGAAATTGAAATCATCGGTACTTGGGTGTGGGTAACAGGTAATACATACGAAGCAAAAGATAAATTAAAAGAACTCGGTTTCAAATGGGCTAATAATAAAAAGGCTTGGTACTGGCACGAAGCAGAATACAAAGCTTTCCACAAAAAGAAATTTAGTCTTGATGAGATCCGCGGAATGCATGATACGAAAAAAGTTAAGACTTCCGGAAAATCTCAGAGAGGAGCATTGGCCGGGGCGTAAGCCCCTTCCTTTGTGGAGGTATGAACCCATGAGAAATACAGTGTATGTTGATCAACTCGAATACAAGAACGTCTACGACATTGACCGTTTAAAGGAATATAACCAATATGCTGAAAGAGATATCGTAAAGCTACAAGAAGCAATTGAGAAAGTAAGGAAGTATCAACTTGAATTATACGAACATGTTCAGATTGTATTGCAAACTGATATCATCAAGGTTGTTACACTCGCTCGACGTACTGAGGGATACGGAAACAAAACAAAAATAATTTATTATGTTCAGTTAGAATATCGACCGGCACTCAAGTCATTCGACAGTTACCGAACGATTATCAAAACCGAACACGGAAAGAAGTTCGCCGGCGTTGAACGTCACGACGCCATAAGATATGCAGAACAACTCGCTAAGCCTAATCGCTGCAAAGTCGAAAAAATAGGAAGGTGGACAACATAATGCAACAAAAATTTAGAGTGGCCGACGATGTTTGGCAAGCGTTCTGCAATACCTTACCCGAAGATGTAACACCTAGTGATAAACTCCGGGAGATGGTGCAAGGCATCGTTTCCCCTCTCGATTCAATAATAGGAGTCGAAGAGGCCGCAGAACGTTGGAACCTCGCACCAGGATACATTAAGAATCTGTGCGCATCTGGTAAAGTTAAAGCCGTGAAGATCGGGAAAACATGGGTCATAGATAAAAATCAAGGGAAGCCGTGAGGCTCCCTTTTTTATTAGCCTTTAAACCAAGGTACACTACCTACTGCAATTCCAGATACTTTAAGTTCTAATGCTTTGATTCGTCTGAATGCTTCTTCAAGCGTTTGTCCATTCTCGCTTGCATCTCCACTAGCCACTGTAGCTGATAAGGTTTGTACTTCTGGGCTTGTTCCGGGAAATGTTACCTGATCCTCTGCAGGAATGCTGTCAGCTGGTCCGGTAACCAATTGATGACCTGTATCGCTGGTTTGATCAACGACCGGAAAGGGCGTTACCTGGGGCGCATCAAGGTTCGCAACTACCTGACCATCAGAGATTACTTTTCCGCGGAATGGAGTTGCATTTTCTAAAGCAATATCTAAAGCTGACTTCACTTTTGCCTTTTTGCTCTCTTCCACCAATGCGGATAACCGATCCGTAGGAGAGATGTTCGTAACGTTAACTGCTGCTCGTGCTCCGACTGCAATTTCATCCCGTAGCGTATCAATTTGCGCTTGCTTCTCAGAGAGTAGGAGTTCAATTCCTTCTTTCTCTCTTACTGCTGCATCACGGTATTTTAAAGCTTCATCACGTTCGAGCATAAGTTGGTTAACTTCTTTGTGATGATTCAACGCTTCTTGACTGTATTCATCGAGCTTCAACTGCAACTCATCATTTTGCCTTTTTAGTTGCAACTCACGATCCGCTGCTGCTCTAACCTCTTCACGATGAGCTGTAGCAATTTCGGTTAGTTCTTCGTTGTGCTCCGCATACGCTTGTCTCTGTAAATCCCGGATAAGCTCAATAATTATCTCGTTCGCGCGGTTGTCGTCAAAAATCTCATCGAAGTTATAGGGTAACGTGATTGACTCAACCTTTTCTTCCTGTACCTGGACCCGTACTTCTAACGCTAATTGGTTTGTTAACTCGGCTTGCAATGTTGTTAATCTCGAAATCTCTGGCAGATCACCGCGATTGTTATTATCAAGATTGGAAAGCTGTTCATTCACTTGATCCAGTTGCTCTTGTAACGTCATATTCTTACCTCCCGTTTATGTTTCCGTGACTCGTATGTAATACCTTAAATTATACCACAAACCCACTGTTTCCGCTTGTTTTCTTTATTATTCGCACTCTTTCATATATCAAATAATGATAGCTGGTAACTGTACGCGTATGTAGTCCTCTTGATGCATTGGTTGTAATAATTTTCATCAAGTTCAGATCCTATGAATTTTCTTTCAAGGTTCATAGCAGCTATCGCAGTCGACCCACCGCCTATGAATCCATCAAAAACAATGTCCCCCTTTTCGCTAGAATTTTTTATGAATGTTTCCAAGAGTCTCACAGGTTTTTCAGTTGGGTGTATCATACTTTCAGGGTTAACCTTCGGACATTCTATAACGTCTGGAATACGATTCTCCCGAAGCAATGAACGTCCCTTATGACCGTATAAGATCAACTCATGTTTTGGCGCGTATGACCCTTCTAAATCGCCTGTGCCGTGTACATTCTTAACCCATACAATGATATTTTTCAGTTTGAAATGTTTCTCGAATTCAATTTTAAAAAAATCTACATGATGCCAGCTGCAAAACATATAAATCGCCGTGTTATCCTTTAAAACCCGATAACATTCTGATAGGTAATTCTGTATAAGTCCATGTGAATCAACATCATTTTCTATGTGCTTAAACTTTTCTTTTCTTCGGTTGCTTCTGTAATTCATGAGATAAGGTGGATCAGTAACCACAATGTCAATTGATTTGTCTGGAAGGCGTTTTAGTGTTTCTAAGCAACTCTCATGATGTATCTCGTCTGTTTGCACCTAATCACCACCCATCAATTTCCGCTTTTTAGCTAGTTTATTCTTTGCGTACTCTGTGATCTTTTGTTCGACTTCACTAGCCGCTCTGTGCGCCCGTTCTAGCCTCAATTGCTCCTTGGACTTCCATCCATCTGGTTTATCCTCTTGCAGGCGTATAATCGTCCCTGTGTGGTCTCTCTGCACGAATACAACTTGTCTCTCCCATTTCACCGCTGAATCAGCTCCCATATCGTACCCACGACCATAAACACCAGCAGCATTAAAATAAAAGAGTTCATCAGCCCTCTGGGTACTCCTAGACCATCCTCTTCATCATTGAACATATTAGACCTCCTGGATATGGATTAACATATGGGGGGGCTTGCTAATGCCCCCGGGTATAATACGAAGCTCTACAACCTCGTTTATGCTATCGTCTGGAAGTATGCCGTTATCTACGAGTCCATCCATCAGAAACTTAAAACCCAATCCAGAATAATTATCAAGATCACGTCTTCGCTTATCAGGGAAGTATAACTCCAGTGTGATGGACACTCGCTTAACTGGTTTTATGCCGTACTGGATACATGCCCTCTCAATCATCGACGACCAATGTTCCTTTGTTTTTGCTCTCGTCATGTGGTGCATGTTATTCAAGGCATTAAGCGTTGGAGGCAGTTCATAGATCGTTAGAGTCTGCATGGTCATCCACTACTTTCTCTAGTTCCTGTATAACGTACTCATACGCTTTTGTAAGCCCGTGACGCTCATCTGGTACCCAACAATACATCTCGCTGTATTCGTCGTTCACAGCGTCCTTCTTGGTCGTTAGATCATCAATCAGCCTTAACAGGGAATCTCTCATCGTGCCCACTCCCAATGCAATCCTTTAACCGCACACGTTGTGATACTGATATACAGGAGAGCTACTTCTCTATTCATCTCTCGTCCGAATGCTTTACCGTTGTGTGTTAACCGTACTTTCATTTGGTTTCCTCCTCTATCTTTTTATCCTCAAAAAAGCTGTCTAACTTTTTATGCTTATCACAAGCTTTAACCTCAACGGGACCATCCTTTGACCAAACATGACCACTTACCGTTGCCTCTTTATCGCATTTACCGTAACTGCATTTACTCATAAGCTTTCAGCACCTCCACAATGTTTAAAACTCTTGGGTACGTAATCCTGTACTTGTCGCTGTAAAACTTCGCAAACTCTTCATTCGTCATTTTCGGAAATATCGAGCGAACATCCATGATAGACCGAACTAAACCATCAACCATTTGCAACTTACCGCCCTGTTGATCCAAAGCCGTTCGCCCCCCTTTCTGTATCCGTATCTATCTCCGCTTCCACTGGTGTACACATGAGATAAGGCTGAATGATCATCTGAGCGATTCTTTGCCCCTTTTTAACCACGTAAACCTCCATCTTGGAGTTATATAGCTTCACACCAATTTCGCCTCTAAAATCACTATCAATTACTCCTGCACCCGTTTCAATTCCATTTTTGAAGGATAGGCCAGAACGCGCTTCAACTTTCCCGAAATACCCTTTAGGGATTTCACACATAATCCCTGTTCTGATTGATGCTTGATCCCAAATTTCACAATCCTCTAAAGCATATAAATCCAATCCTGCAGCTTCTTCCGTTCCTCTTGTTGGAATCTGTGCGTCCGGGTGTAACTTTTTAAACTTGATCTGCATTCTCAACACTCCTCAAATAAATTTTTACATCCTGCCACTTCACGCCGTATTTGCGCTCATACATTAAGCAATATTCCATCTCTGACATCTCGCTGTAGACTCCTCTTAACTCCAGGATGCTTTGACGCAATACACTTGGATTGGGAACGAAACTGTCATGACGCTTCTTTCTGGTTACAAAATTCATACGCTCACCCCTTCGCTCTACTTGGTCTTGTCTTGCTTCTCCACACATTTTTCTTATGTAACTCTATGTAATCCTTCGGATCTGTCTTACGGCGATACTGTAGCATCCTTGCTGCGTCATACCTTGTCGATAGTTCAACATCTGGGTTCCAAGCGATTGCAAAAAGGTCCTCCATCGTTAAGCCCACAACCTAATATCCGTATTAAATCCATATGCTTCAAAACAACGTGAAGCCATCAAACGAAACTCAACAATACCTTCTTGTAACTCATGATCGTTAAGATCCGGAAACAAGTTCAATAGCTCCATTACCGTCAAACTTTGTTCACCCTGGTTAGCAATCCATTCGGTTTTCATTGCGCTGTACACATGCCAACGATTCATCAGGTCACCTCTGAGATCCTTTGATATTTTTTATTGAAGTTGATATATATCGGCTTGCTGTTGTCGTTGCGGCGTACTTTAAATTTAACGATCCTGTAATTGGCATATTTTTTCTGCTTCTCGTTCATTTTGGCGTTATCATCTTCTTCTAAGATTGGTTCGAAGAATAACACACCATCACAAGCGTTCTTCATCTTCTTAGCACCTTCTATCTGGCCATCATCATTAAGCTGCGCTAATGCAATGATTGGAACATCCAACTCTACAGCTAATGTTTTAATGTCCTCGGACAGTCTGTACATCTTTTGCCATTCGCTTAAACCGCTTGCATTGCCCTCTATTTCCATTCGTCCTATGTAGTCAATCAAGATGTAATCAGGCTTTTTGCCAGCGTTCATAAGCTGTTTGTAACCTCTACGAATGGTGCTGATTGTCATAACGGGTATCCTGGATAACACAAGATTCTTTTTACCGATCAAATCATACTGGATCGAAATCTTGTCTAGTGCGTCGACCATATCCGTAGAGAATTGAGAAGTCATTACCTCGGTTGCTGGGATGCTTGACCTCATGGATACAATCCTCATAGACAGTTCCTCGTCCCTCATTTCGGCGTTAGCGTAGTATCCGGTGTAATCCTGCGTTATGGATAAATCGTTCGTTATATTCAATGCTAGGGCTGTCTTACCATGGCCTGATTGAGCACATGCGAGAATCAAGTCTCCACCTAATAAACGGTAGAAGGTGTCATTCAATTCAGGGAACGCTTTCAACTGGATACCCTTTGCAATCTCTGGATTAGTTGCCCTGTCAAAGATCCCTTGAAAGTGTTCGCTTGCGTATTCATCAGGCATGATTGTTAGTTTCGAACCTGTATCCATGAAATCAATACTTACACCATTGCGAAGCAGCGTTGTTAAATCTTCTAGCTTGCAGTCAGTCGTTAGCAGCTTGTTAAGCTCTCGGATATGTGCATTACCTAACTTTTTAACATGTGCTACTTTTAATTTGTTGATGAAGTATTGCAGGTCATCTTTTTCAAACTTCATATACTGACAGTCATTTATGTAATCGCTGCTGAATCGCTTGGCTAAGAGCATGGTGTTAAAGGTTACTGCACCTTTCATGTCGTACATCTTTCTAACCGTCTCTTGTGCATCTTTCGATTGGAACAAGTAGAAAGGCACTTGATCCGTTACTTCTTCCATAAGCCCATTCATCATTGCTTTGATAACCGTCATTTCAGCTACTCTATCCATGGTACTCAGGTACCTCCTTTTCTTTTTTTGCTGTTGGAGGAATACTTGTCCGACTTTCGGATATAATAGTTCTAGGAGTGAATGACCAATCATCACTCCAACGCTCTTGGTTAAGAAAAACTTGGGCTGCACATGTTTTGTATCCCCAATGCTCTTGATGGTTAACGTAACCAATAACACCGTTCAACATTTGCTCCATGTCGATCTGTTTGTTTTTCCAAAGTGTGTTCCATTTTGCTAATGACATTTTTTTATTGCTTCCTTTGGTCGGGTAGGCACTCCAAAATGTTTCAAAAGCAATTGCGGAATCATCCTTAACGACAATATGTTTTAAATCTTTTTCTAGTTCTAATTCTAGTTCTATATCTGTTGCGTGATTTTCGTGTGACATAACGTGACTGTCACGTGACGTTTTGGGTGGTTCTAGCTGTTTTAACTTATCTCTTCTCCGTTGCTGTCTTAGCTTGTTTTGTTCCTTAACCCTTCCCATTCCCTCTACATTCTGGTGCTTCTCCCAATTAGAAATATAGATAAATCCTTGTTGATCCATTTCGATCATGCGAAACTGCTGGAACACTCTCAGAGCTAGTTCAACGATCATATGTGGTCTGTTGAGAAGTACCGTCAAGTTTTGAATGGTGTACGGTATATCTTCATTAAGTCTCAAATAACCGTTGTCGTTCTTATCTCCTGCTTCTGTAAGTATGTTGATCCAAGTTAAAACAAGTGCGTCACCTTCGGGCATGGATTGAATGAGCCGGATCTTCTCGTCTTTGAATATGTTCGTCAAAATCTTTATCCACGTTATTTCTGCCACGTCATCACCTACTTAACTCGCTCTAAATTTCCGTTACCATCCATCTTGAATCGAGGTTTCTCCATCTCACCAGCTTCACCCAAAAATGCGAGTTTACGCGCTCGATCCATAATCTGAGTTAAAGCGTTGAAATCGTCTTCTTTCTGTTCCAATTCAGTTATGCGTTTTTTAAGCTGCTGATTTTCTAAAAGAGCTCCCTCATATGTTTTACGCATCAATTCGAGTGCACTCAGGAAGTCGCTGTATTCATTTGTTTGTTTCGGTTTCTCGTTAATTAGGTGGTAATACCTCGCTTGTACTGATGCTCTAGTCCTATCGGGGAACCATTTGCTATTGGAAAGAGTACCGAAAACAATATTATCTTCTTCATGCACCGCTTTTAGTTCTGTGTATAATTTAAGCAATTGATTGTCATCTTCTGGTGTCCAACGTTTTCTAGTGATAATCATTTTTACACCGCCCATTTTTTCATATATTCCTGAATTGCCTTGTCCATAAACTCCTGCATTGAAATACCCTTAGCTACACAAAATAATTTCAGCTTCGTGTGATCTTGTTGCTCGAGCCGGTACGGGATTGACTTAACTTTTTCATTACTCATTTTTGCAACCTCCTATTTCCTTGTTGATATCATTGTATCATTACTTGTCATGACTTGGCAATACTAATCATACTTTATATAATCTGTCCTTTTAGGTTATACTCTGTATGGAGGTGTTATGACATGTCTGAACGTGTACCTTATGCGACTAAAGTAGATAGCGAATATAAAGCGGCCCTTATAAAATTGTCTGAAATTACACGCATACCGCAATCAAAGCTAGTTGATGAAGCCCTAGAGGATCTATTTAAGAAGTATGCTGATCAGTTGGAGAAGGGGAGTAAGTAACTCTCCCCCTTAGTAATACTTTGGTTTTCTACCGCCATTGCGCGGCAATACAGGATGTTCAGCACTTGCTTTCTTGTAAGCGGCTGTTGCTTCTTCTTCGCTTGAAAATGCTTCGTAGTAGACCGATATGCCGCCTCTGGTTAGTTGCACTCTGTACGGTTTATTCTTGTTTTTCGGATCGTAAGAATATCCTTTCGGTTCTTTCATCGTTCTTCTTCCTTCCCTTGTATTTGTTGGAGGACATGATAAGCGGTTGTGTAAATAGTTGTGAATTCGCCTGCCAATCGCCATTCCTCGTCTTTAATTTCCTCCAGTGCCTCTATAAGCTGCTTATTTTGCTGCTTGAGTGTTTTAACCCGATCAACCTTCTCATCCCAAGCAAACTTTGTGATCGTCATATATCTATCAGAGTCTGTTATATACGCTGATTCCTTGTTTTGATCGTTCATAGATATCCACTCCTCATTGCTCAATATTTTCGGATGACGTTATCACCGTTGTATAATCATCCACTTCGATTTCGACTTGATCCTCGATGCTGTAGTATTCAACTACGGTTCCAGTTTTGCCGGCTAAGATTCCGTTCAAGATGGTTGCAGGGGCGTTAAGTGTTACATTTGGCATAGAAACCTCCTTGGTATTTCAATATTCAGCGAATGTTCATCTTTTTGAAAATGGACTTCCAAGGATTGGTATTGGGATGCTTCTCTTTTTCGTCCATTTTCTCTACTTGCTTTTTAAATTTCTCAGATTGTTTTTCTGCTTCTTCTTGCATCCATCTACGTTGGTTATCTGACATTTCGTACCTCATGTATTTCCGTATTCATTATGTTTCTTCTTCAATGATCACACCGTCATTTGTATTAAATGCCGTTTCTTTGCCGTTATCGTATCTAACTCCGACATGAACCGTTTTGTAGATGTAGAGACATTCCCCGAAAAATTCCAGTCCTGTTGGAGTTGTTATTTTAATTCGTTTGCCAATTAAATGTTCCATGCCATTCATTTGTTTTCTAATTTCAGCCAATTGTTCCATCATCTCAGTTGCATGCTTTACTGTTTCAGCATCTTTTTCTCTGTATGCTTTAGGTAGTAATTCTTTTATTAATTCTTCAGGTGTGTTCATCCCTATGCACGCTCCTATTCATTATGTTTCTACATGCATTCCGTAAATTTTAAGTTCGCACTCATCGCAAAACATTGGATTAATCGGGTATCCATAACATCCGCACATATGACCGCTACAACAAAATTCATGTTCAAAATCGTCGGGAACTTCAAATCTTTCATGACAATCGCCATTATCACACCGCATGGTTTTCATTGCTTGGACACCACTTCCCCAAAAGCTAGTGAGAGCCTAAGCCCCCACCGCGTCATCCAGTTCTGCTTTGATCTTTTTCAGTTCTGCCACGTCTACAACGTCTTTCTTGAAGAACTTCACAGGACGTTCTAACACCGCTGTACAGAGTTCATTTAAATCAGGGAATCCCATTCCACGTTTTTTCATCAAGCCCATTACGTCACGTTGTAGGGCTTCTGATAGCTTCTGTTGGCCGACTTCTTGCGCTTCTTGCTTTGATTGTTCATTCTTCTCTTTCCAGTCAGTCTGTTTAGGTTGTTCGGACGTTGTAACAGGCTTATCAGGAGCGTTATTGCTTGGCTTTGCATCTGGATCATCTTCATCTGTTGGAAGTCCAAGACATTTAAGAATAAAGTACCGTTCCGAATAGGTAAGTGCAGATCCATAAGCTTTCGAAATATCATCTTGCTGTCCGTAATAAGCCCATGAAATTGTTTCTCTTTCTGCCGGTTCATCCCCATTTATCCATGTGTAGGACATTTCACCTTTGACCACGAAATCGAGAGCATCTTTACCCTTTGCTGTTTTGTAAGCATGTAGACTGTGTTCACCTACAGTAGTGGAAGGAAAGAGTAATAGATTAAGCTCGTTCATTTTGTTCTTTATCTTCCCTAACACTTGATTACCAGTGACATATTTGTAACCATAACTTGCTCCATCTTTGCTGAATCCTTCGGCAACCTTTCTGACTTCAACTATCTTCTGGTATAGGTTCATGCTCTACACCTCCACTTTGATATCTAGAACATCCGGTTGATACTCAATATTGATTCCCTCAACTAACTGCCCATTACCGTCATACACCTTGCCATCTTTAGGATGGAACAGCTTTTTAATTTCCGTTTTAACAGGTTCTTTCTTGGTTCTAATCAATTCTGTAAAGTCGTTCTGCTCCAGGTAGGCAACTAGCACTTCCTCGTCATACAACCACTTGTCAGGCTGCTTGCGATATGACACACGGCCATATGGAGTCTTCAACTTGAAATCTGGATCTTCTTCACGCTTCTGCGCTGCGTACTCGCTTATCAATGCTTTGAAGGAGTTTTCTGCCTCCGTAAGTGTTGATGTTTCTTTCTCAAGGAATAGTTTCAAACGTGCAATTTCATCATCAATCATGGACTGGAGTTCACGTTTCTTACCTTCGATAGCAGTTAGCTTTCTAAGCGTCCAGTTAAGGGAAGCAAGGTCTTTTACTTGGAACCGCGTGTTCTCGACTAATTCAATTTCCTCAGTCATGTAATGGGGATTCATCGCCATTTATAGTAGCCTCCAATAAAATTATTTTTGCTAACGCTGCTTCAAGGTCACATTCGAGACATGCGATCATTTCCAACTCAGTCATGTTTTCCATCTGTAAAACCTCCGGAATGTGGTGTATAATAACCACTGAATAGTATTTCCTTACCGAACGATTGCGGTTGCCGCCGCTTTCGTTCTCTTTGCGTTCAGAAGTAGGATGCGGTTCTGACGCTTATTGTGGGGCCTTTGACGGGCTAGCCATCTGTAGTCCTCAGGAGTTGGCAACTTTATTCCCATGTTCCGTCTCCCTCCGTTTGCTCTCCATCTCGATCATCATCTTTTCCGACTCGTTACCACCAAATGAAGTAATCTCGCGGTGACGATCAAAAAGATCATCGTCCGTCCATCCTTTAAAGTAATCCTTCAACCATTGCGGGCTTATAAAGCTCATACGCTTACCTCCTTCAATAACTGGGAAATAAATTCAGGTTCGATACACCAATCACATGTAACCCTTTCGCCTTTTTCAAGTTGATCAGCCATGTAGTTAATCCAGTACGCTTGGTTACGAAGGTCATCAACTAGCTTTTCAGAGGCTGTCACAGTAGGTTCACCTCATCCTCTTCATCAATCTCCAGATCCGCGATGACTTCATTTTTGCAACAAGCACATGCATTGCCGATACCGTTGATGCGGTGTGTTGCGACTTCTTCACAGCCAGCTATTTCACAGTTCATAGCGTTTGCTCCTTTGGTAAATTTTTAGGATGGATAGTACGCGTTTACTTGGGGTACGATATCAACCTAGCTTCTCTTTCTCTGCCTTCGCTTGTTGCACGTTGTTGTAGATTTCAGTTAAGCGTGCGTGGTTTGCTTGGAGAATCTTTGTGATGTTCATGGTGATCATTCATCTGCGCTCCTTTCTAACTCATCTAAAATTTCGTGTAATTTTTTACGTAGTTCAATCCAGTTGTGATATCCTTCATCCTGTAAAATTTCGATACATACCTCGAAAAATGCAGCGTCTTTATGAACTTTCTTTCTATTCGTCAATAACGGAATGTTTTTCATGTTTGCTCCTTTGATAAATTTTTAGGATAGTTGTTTAGTTTCATCGTGCTATTTGTCGCACATCAGGGATAAAAAAAATCTCTCTTGCATCTTTCTTGAAGTATGTGGAAATCTTGAGTAGAAGTTCAGCAGATGGTACACCACCGTTCATGACTCTGTAGATAGATCCACGAGATACTCTCAATTCCTTAGACATGTTAGTTATATTGATCTTGTTGGATTCGATAAGAAATTGAAGGTTGTTTTTCATGTGTTCACTTCCTTTCGTTTGTATTATCTGTAGCACACTTATAATGTACTACACGTAGAACGGTATGTCAACACTGTAGTTCAATTTTATTTTTATTTTCTTTGTAGTACAATATGTTTTATATGTTGAACATTAATGAAAGGGGATCTGATGTGTAATGTATGAACTTGGAGATCTTCTGAAAAAATTAAGAGGTAAATTAAGTCTTAGAGAAGCGGCAAAACGAAGTGGTTTAAGTTACTCATATATCAGTTCACTGGAGAATGGGAAGCACCCAAGAACAGGTGCACCAATAAATCCCACACCTGATATACTGAGGAATTTAGCGAATGCCTATAACTATGGATATGAAGAGTTGATGAGAGTTGCAGGATATTTAACGAATGATGAAAAAAAAGAAAACCCCGATCCAAATGAACCGGAGTTTCTAAAACGTTTAGACATGGGTGATGAAAACTTACTTAATCAATATACCTTGATGCTAGATGGGGAAGAATTAACGCCTGAACAAACCAAGATTGCGATAGCTTTTTTACGCACTGCTCTTTCTTCGAAGAAGAAATAAGTTTTCGTAGTTTTTTTAAATCGGCATCTGTTAATGATTCTAGTTTGTCTAATTCAATCGTGGTCAATTTGACCATCTCCCCCAGGATGAATTTCCCTTTCTGCTTCTTGATTTCTTACGAGCGCGAATTTATGTCCCTTGGGCGAATCTATTTAAACGGGTGTCCTTAGTCCTTATTCAACATGTGACAATTTGGCTTCACCCGAAAGCAGCATCTTTTCAAGATTTTTATTTAGAGTAACAAGCACATATGTGATGTCTGGATCAACACGAAATTCGATCCCTTCAACGGATAAAGAATAATTTAATTCTCTCATTAAAGTGCCGACAACAATTTTAAAATCAGGTCGAATAAATTCAAAAAATTCATTTTCCTCATTTCTTGATTGTAAAAATGAGATATATTTTTTCTCCATGGCAAGACGTTCGACTTTATATTGAATAAAAATGGCTTGATTTACAATTCTGGCTTCCGCATGAATTGGTCCTCGACCAGTTACACCTCTGTAAATCCTGCCCAATTGTTTGCCAAGTTCTTTTTCGATACTCGTGAAGTTAGTCTTGTTGTCATTCAT